CAGCGTAGTAGAATGCTTTCAGTACAGGCTCAAGGTCAAGGAAATATGTTACAATCAGTTCCTGATTCTTGGATTAGGTCTACAGAATATCCTAATGGAAATACTTCAGGTCCTCCTAGTTATTATTCTATTAATTCAGTAGCCAGTGGAATACTACAAGCACAGATTTACCCTACTCCTAATGCGGTTTATCCAATTGATTTCTACATGGTTGATGCACAAGATAATTTAACAAATGCAACAACAGCCTTGACATGTCCAGAGTTTCCTGTTATAATGGGGGTATGGGCGAGAGCTATCGCTGAACGTGGTGAGGATGGAGGAACATTATCAGACATGGCACAGATGCAATATCAACAAGCATTATCAGATGCTATTCAACAGGACGTAGGTAGACACTCAAGCGAGGTAGTTTGGTATGGCAGCTAAGCCACTACAACCCCTTGTACTAGACTCCATTGGTGTATATGGATTAAACAGACAGTCGTCGGCTGCAAGTTTACCTCCTCAATGGCTAACAACAGCTAACAACATTATGTTAGATGAGAAAGGTCGTGTCAGTACAAGAAAAGGAATTAAACAAGTAACAAATAATATTACTGATAGTGCTACAGCTAATACATTAATTGTTAAATCATTAGGTGAGTATAGAAGTACAACAGGTGTTAAAACTGTTTTTGCTGGAGCAGGTGCTAATGTTTATAAAATGGACACAGCTACTAATCCTTATACTTTAACTGCTCAATCTTTTGCAGGTGGTACAACTAAGACTGATGGTAACTGGCAGTTTACAAATTTTAATAATCAATTCTATGGAGTACAAGCAAGTAACCAACCTATTAACTATAGTGGCTCTGCTTGGTTAGATTTAGAAGATGTAGCAAGCTATGCAAAACCTGCTGGCGTTACTACGTTTACACCATCTTGTGTGTTAGGTGAGTATGGTAGATTATTTACAGGAAACATTGGTGAGAACAGAGATGTTGTTTATTATTCTGATTTACTTATTGGTCACAAATTTGCCGGAGGCTCTGCTGGAGCTATTGATTTAAAAGGAGTATGGGCAGGAGATGAAATAGTTTCCCTTAATTCTTTTATGGGCAAGCTTGTTATCTTTGGTAAGAATAATATTGTTGTATATGACAATCCTTGGGATGTAGCACTTACTTCAAACAGTACCTTTCGTTTAAATGAAGTTATTGAAGGTGTTGGTTGTGTAGCTAGAGATTCAGTACAGTTAATTGGTGATGATATTGTATTTTTAAGTTCATCAGGTGTACGCTCATTAAGTCGTACAATAGTACAAGACAAGATGCCATTAACAGATTTAAGTCTTGCAATTAAAGATGAAATAAGAACAAACATTATTACGGGAAACATGGAAGGTGTAAAAGGTCAGTATGATTTATCAACTGGTTCTTACATATTGGGTTTCCCCGGAAAGAATATTGTTTATGTGTTTGATTTTAAAGCACAAACTCCAGATGGTGTACCTCGTATAACTACTTGGAACTTTGATAGCAAGAAAAACCCTAGGTCTTTTTTATCTACAGATACTTTTTTATACTGTGGTCTAGGAGCTATAAATTACGAAGGAAGAATAGCTACTTACGATGGTTATTATGATGTAGACAAACTAGATGTTACTACTTCATATGCTAATCAAACAGTATGTGAAGCTGCTGGTCATACATGGGAATCAGGAACAAGCAAGTGTTTTCAAGACGTAGATAATACTTATCAGTCTGATTTTAAAACTACTTGGCTGGACTTTGAACAACCAGGAATTACTAAGTTTTTAAAAAGATTCTTAGGTATATGGTCTGGTGGTAAAAACATGAACATAACATTAAACTGGTTTAGAGATTATAATATTAATCCTACCTCAGCTAACTTTACATTAGACCCAACAACAGGTGGAGTAAATTCTTTGTGGGGTATTGGTAAATATGCAAGTGCTAAGTATGCCCCTGCTTTTCAGCCAACGGAATATAAAGTTTCTATGTCAAAAGCAGCCAAGGTTGTTAGACTACAGGTAATACAAACAGTATCGGGGTTTAAAGCCTCTTTACAAAACATGACTATTTGGGCAAAACAAGGGAAAATACGATGAGTGATTATAATTTACAGATAGCTTGGTCAGGAAAAGATGCTTTAGGAGATTCTGACCCAGACAAAGTAGTTAGTGGTGGTGATTTTAATACAGAGTTTCTTGCAGTTAAAACTGCGGTTAACTCTAAAGCTAATTTAGCAGGTAGTGCTTCACAAGCATTTGCTGCAACAACAGCTGGCACTACTGTTAATACTACACAGGTAGCTACTACACAGTATGTGACAACAGCAGTAGCAGCAGCTCAACCAGCTGAAACAGGAGTTAATTCTAACGGTTATGGAACTAGAACAATAAGCACAGGAGCAGCTTCTGGTGGCTCTGATGGTGACATACATTATCAAGTAAGCTAATGCCAACCACTAAAGTAAAACAAGCTGGAACTTTTAAAACTGTAACTGCAATGGAAGTTAAGCAGGGTGGTACTTGGAAATCAGTTCTAACAGGAAGTGTTAAACAAGGTGGTGCTTGGAAGCCTTTCTTTCAACGCTCTTATAGTTTAGTTATTTCTAGTAATACAAATCAATTAGATTTAGATGCTGTTTTAAACACTGAACAAAAGTTAGGAGATGTGTTAGTAACTATTAATGCAGGTGTTTATGTGTACTCAAACTCTACAGGCACTCCAGCTTTAAGAACTGGTAGTGGTGTAAATGGTGTACTAACTATTGTTAACAATGGTTACATATATGGAGCAGGTGGTTCTGGTGGAACAGGAGCTGCTCAAGATTGTAACTCTGGTGCTAGTGGAGGTACTGGCGGTGCTGGTTTATACTTAGAAAAGAATATAATATTAAGTGGTAGCAGCACTATCAAAGGCGGTGGTGGAGGCGGAGGAGGCGGAGGTGGTGATAAAAACTCACACGGTTTCTTCCATAGTGATACCTATGCTGCTGGTGGTGGAGGTGGTGGAGGACAATGTTATGGCTCTGCTGGAGGTGCTGGTAGCGGAGGAAATGGAGCAGCAGGTGGTTCTTCCGGAGGATTAACTTCTGCCGGAGGTGGTGGTGTTGGGGGATATGATGATGATGCACAGGGAGGCACAGGTGGTAGTGGTGGTTCTGTAGGAAACAGTGGCTCATCAGGTGTTTCTAGATGCGGAGGAGGTGGCTCAGGTGGCTCCGCAGGAACAGCGATAGTAACTAATGGTCACAGTACCAGTTAATGAATATAATAGGAGATAAGTAATGGCACCATGGATGATACAATTAGGAGCTAGTGCATTAGGAGGAATCTTAGGCAATAAACAAGCAAAAAACGCACAGGGAGCAGCAAACACAAATGCTGACTGGGCAATGGACCAGAGTCAACAGCAAGCCTATCAAGGATTGTTTGGTGGCTATGACCCTGACAGCGGTGAATACCTAAACACTGCATGGGGTGATAGGATGAACCAGTATATGAACAGAAGCACAAATGCTGCTGATAGGATTCAAGACTTTAGTCCTGAGGAATATGCACAAAACATGTATGACACAGATTTAGCATTATTAAATCCTGAGTTAGAACAACAAGCTTTAGGAATGGAATCAAGATTAGCTCAACAAGGTCGTTTAAATACAACAGGTGGAGCAGGACAGTATGGTGGTTTGATGCAAGCACAGAACATGAACAGAATGAAACTACGTCAGCAATCATACGGTAAATCACAAGACCAGTTAGATAACATGAGACGTAGAGAATATGAAGATACTATGGCTGCTCAAGGCATTGGTAAATTAGCTGGTAATTATGGTAACATGTCTTTAGACCAAGCAAGGTTCAGAAGTGGTAACGCTTGGCAGGCAGCCAACATGAAGTCAGGTGCTGCGTTAGGAAGAGCAGGAGCTAATGCTGGTTTTATTAACAGTGCTTTAACTGGATTTAATAGCCAAGGTTATGGAAATGAAGGTGAACAAAGCATGTGGGGTCAAATGATGGCCGACTATAATGCAAACAGATAAGGAATAGATATGGCAATAGATGGAATGTTTAATAACTATACTCAAGCAGTAACAGATGAAACTGCTCTGAGAAGGCAGTCAGCTAACACAAATGGCATGACTGGTTGGGCAGCAATTACTAATGCCATGTCTGGTATAGGTAGTGAGTTTGGTTATGCAGCTGGTCAAGCTAGTGGTGGTCAGACACCGGCTCAAGCA